CATACCCTTGAACTTAGACAAACGTGGATAGCCTAGATTAAACATCATGTTTGCAATGATTAGCTGTACCTCTTCTGGTAAATCGTTAAAGTCTTTATAGAGCCTGTGGCAGTCTTCTATTGTAACAGTAATATCAAGATTAAATGCAGATTGTACACGACTTTGTTCTATAACTGCTCCTACGTCCTTACCATACTCTGGGTCGTTCTTAGTAATCAAATGCCCTATCCCAAACGTAGGCAATCCTAGATGGTCAAGGTATATTTCGTACTTACAGCCCTCATCTTCAGCTAGTTCTTCTCTCAGCTTGTCTAGATTCATTTGCCTACCTTCTTCATAGCTTTCTTGTGAGCCTGTCCAAAAGATTTGCCTGCCTTCATGTCTTTTTTCATAGCAGTCATGTGTTTTTTAGAATGTTGCTTGCCATGCTTTTTCATCATAGCCTTCTGGCTTTTACTTAATTCTTTTTTCATTTCTTAGTCTCCGACCCTAACCAAACTGCGAATGCACCTGTCATTGCACCAGATACAACAGATATCATTGCGCTTTGTTGTGTTGACAAATCTTCTAAAGACATACCCCACTCAATCACTCTTATATACATGATTGTCATTACAAGCATCATTAAGCGTGGTACTATCTTGTATTCTAACATCATCTTTGCAGCCATTATTTTCTCCCGAAGAATTTAGTCGCGCTACGTACTCCAAAAGAAGCAGCCACAATAATGCCAAGACTATACTGATACCACTGAGGCATTGCTTCCAACTGGGCAAAACCATTTGATACTACCTCTTCCATTCCCGGTATGAATGCTAAGATAAGTGGGATACTAAATAGAATGGTAAGCCACTCATCTTTCCATGAAGACTGACTACCTTTAGCCATCTCCAAATCCCAATCAATCTCACCTGTAGCTTTCTTCTGCATTACTACAGCTTCAGCCTGTGCTTTAGCAACCTTAGTAGCTGATTGTGCTTTCTTTTCTTCAACTTTACCTTTTAACCATGTACCAGCTAAATCTGCTACAGGTCCTATAAGCATATTAAACACGTCTAAACCTCGCAGTTTTCTTCGCAATATTCTTCGGTTGTTTGACGAACTGTTTGCCCTTTCTTTTTCCTTCCCTCTTCGCTCGTGATGTTGCCGCATATTCCGCAGATGTAAGGCTCTGTATCGCTGAAGTAGGAAGGTAACGCTCTCCAGTTTCGCTTGATTTTTTCCCAGATTTGGTTCGCCATTTTTGTTTCGTCCATGATTTTAAACTTCGTTGTGATTTTGCTAATGCCATATTACATGCCTTTTAAAAATGTAACCCACCAGAATATACCTACAAGACCACCAACTGCTACTAAAATTAATGTACCTATTAATATAGCATCTATTAATTCTTTCTTACGTCTTTCAGCCTCTGCTATCTTTCTAAGTCTTTCTTTTCTAGCTTTTGCTTGAAATGTTTGCCAATCTGTCCACAATCCCGGACGACCAGCCCATATCATATATTCTCTTATCCACTCTTCTTCTTCACGAATCTTTTCAAGTGCCATAAACTCTTCTAGTTCTGACCCACCTTTATCGCCCCAAAAGCTATTCTTTTTCTTTTCACCTTTATGTCGCAAATCCTCTTTAGCTTCTACGAACTTAAAGATACTGTCTCCTGCATCAACAATCTCTTTTCCGTTTTTTAAGGTTTGCTTTATCACGGCAAATGCCGCATTTGCTGCGGCTAATTCTGCTAACATGTGTTTCCCCTTTCACTTGTAGCATTTTATTTGTACCCACCGCCTTTTGCTTTATACTGTTTAGCTAACATCTGGGCTTTTCTTGCAGACCACTGACCTGCACCGCCACCTTTTGTTCCAGCTTTTATTCTGTTGAATAAATTTTTTCGCATAGTTGGTTTTGTATAATTACCTGCTTTATTTACTGTTGATTTTGCCATGTCCTTACCTATTAGGGTCAAAAAATTCTTCTGCCGCTACTAATGCAATAACGGTACTGGCAGTTGAACCAACACCTGTTAAAGCATCTCCTGCATTTAGAAAAAAGGGTTTACCATCATCGAATACATATACTATGTTTGTACCTGTCGCTACATTAAAAGCATCTAACAATTGTTGTGGAGAACCACCTGAAGGTGTGTATAATAAATTAAATGTTCTATCTGATGTATCTATATTAGAAAAAGCTAATAACTTTATTACTGACGTAAAGTTAGCAGGTGCAGTATATATAGCAGTAGAACCTGTGCCTAAAGGAACTACTGCATTTCTAAATTTAACGGTATCTAATTTAGGCACTACCTTATCCTAACTTTTATTTCTTTGGCTTCTTCATCATGGACATACCACCGCCACGCATCATTTTAGGCTTACCACCTCTAGCCATTTTCATTTTACCACCACCACGCATTTTCTTTGGCATAACACCACCACGCATCATTTTCTTTTTAGCAACTTTAGTTTTACCGTGCATTGGCATTTCGTAATCTCCTTCTATCTAAAACTAATGCTTCATATGTTGCATCAGGGAAATGTTTATAGTACCCTGACTTCTCTAAACTTAGTGCTGCTTCATCCAGCACCGATAAAAGCTGTATGAAAACCATACAGTATTCTAACTCATCGCTAGTAATGTCATTGTCTTCTAAAAAGTCAAGACCAGCATCACTCGCATCAAAGTCAGGGTGAAACACCATCAAGTGCATATCTTTACCTACAATTGATAATGCTTCGTTTATACCATCACAAAGTCCATCAAGATAGTTCATGTCTGGTAATTCGTCAGATGCCCACACAACTATATCATAGTCATGTGTATCAAATTCTTCTATTGCTTTACGCAGTCCTTCTAAACCTGTATTAATGCTAAAGGTTACTTTGTTTTCTGCCCATGCTTTTCTAGCATATGGACATGGTGGTAATCCGTTTAGCTTTACATTTGGTATTTCAAGAAAGTCATGTGACCATTTACGTATATCAGCTTCTATTGGATGCACGTGTTTTATTCTTTTGTTGTTCTATAAATCTTCTATACACACCAGCCGCACCCGTTTTTCCAGCCGCTTTAGCTCGTTGCTCCATAGCAATAGCCGCTTGTGTTTTATGATTATGACTTCTACTGGACGCTTTTATCTTACGAACAGATGCCTGTGCATCTTTTACTGTAGCAAACTTTAAACCGTGTATCGTACCCTTTGGGTCTTCATCAGTATATAGGTCACTATGCTTTTTGCTTTTAGCAGGTTGACCCGGCTTTCTAGGTATTCTACGCATCTTTTCCAGTTATTTTTTTAAATGCCTCTGGGCTTGCTACTTTAAGTGCCTTCAGTCCCGGGTTCATTTTAACGTCACCACCACCTACATACATGTGTGCTTTGCCATATGCCATGCCACCATTAGCCATTTTTGCTTTGCCCATTGCTTTAAGTTTTTTCTTTGGCATTTTACCAATGCCTATAGATAATACTGTTACGTCATCTTTAGCCATTATACTACTTCCTTAAACTATTTGCGTATTGTCTTAATGTCATACCCATTTTATCTAGGTCTGCTTGCGTTACGGCAAGTTTCTTCTTACCGTCTTTTCCTGTAAAATGTTTTAAACCTGCCCTCTTTGCCGCAGCAACTGACTTAACATCTCTCCATGTTTTCTTATCCATGCCACCGCCTAGTAATTTATTTACTTCTTTGGCAGTCTTTTTAGGTTTCTTAGGGTCTATGCCACCACGTCTTTGATATTCTAATTGCTGTCGTGATACAGTATCTGCTGACCTATCAGGTGCTTTACGTGTCTTAGGAGCAGGTCTATTGCGTTTCATTTGACCGCTACCTTCTTTAACTGTACCTGTTTTCTTTTCTTTATTTCCACCAGCAGGTTTAGCGGCTGTTATAGCTCCTGCAGTAGATAGTGTTGCTAATACAGCTTTTGTTTTCTTACCACCTTGTCCAAGTTCTTTAGCTTGTTTAAGTGTAGTTACCTTATTAACTTGTTTAGCATTTTTAATTTGAGATGTAGTTGCACGTTTAATACCTTGCTTAAACAACTCCTCTCCAATTTTTTTACTACCTGCTTTTACTAGATTACCACCTATAAAAAATAATGCTGGTGCTAATAATGGAAGTGCCATTATATTTCTCCTTTTAACATTTCCAGCGTCTACGTGCTTGACGTAAACGACTGTTTGGGTTGTTAGCCGCTTTAGGAAATTGTTTCATTTGTCCAGCAGACCTAGCGCAGAAAGACTTACGTCTTTTTGCATCTTTACTGCCTCTCTTTACTTTGCCTGTGACAGCCGTTTGTAATTTACTACCGGGATTTTTTCTTCTGTACGCAGCGACACCTGCAGCAGTCATACCTGCACCAGCTTTAGTGGGGCGAAAGTTTTTCTTATTTCGCTTTGGCATGTTATCTGCCATAACTATACCCCTTTTTGTTCCTCACATTTAAAAGAATACATATGTGGAGTACCTAGTGCCTCTGATATATCTTGAACCATCATAGAAGCACGTTGTTCGCATTGTACTTCTGTAAAATACGGACCCCAATCATCTTCAGCAATGATACATTGACCTGTTAACATAGAACAAGCCATTACAAATGTTGTAAACATTAATCTGTCCACCCTTCTGCTCTCATAGCATCTTCTACATGCTTCAATGAGAACCTTTTTCCATAGTGTGTTTCAACTGCCTGTCGTACATAGAACACATCACTATGGGGGATATGTAGGCGGTCAAGTGTATTAGTACGAATAGCTTCATAGAAAGCTGAAAGTACGTTATCTGTATATAGTTTTACAGATTTTTTAGCCATTGTCAACTCTTTTTTGTAATTCTTCTTTGCCTTTTTGCCACCAACGCACTCTTTCTGCGATAGCTTTAGCTTCACACAAGCCACAGAGCTTTACAAGAACCTTATCTTTATTGTATATACAGGAAGAACAACTCATTTTAAACTACTGTACACTTATAGTGTAGCATTTAAGTGTAATTATCAAAGAAATTATAAGGAAAGTTTAATAAACAGTTAGAAATGTAACACTTTAAGTGTATGTTTTCTGTTTATACTATAATTATACTCGATTTCGTAGGAACTGTCAATACATAAAATGCATATATAGGAAAATCC